GGCAACACCATTCTTGTTGAGTGATTAAGATCGCGAAAACGATTCGGTACACAAATTAAAACGAAACGGTACATTTTTTAATCATCGTCAAATTCTGGCATGCCTATTCTTTGGTAAGCAGTTAATGTTATAAATTGTTTGAGTGCTCTTTCCATTAATTCATTGAACGAAGGGTAACCGGGAGGATGGCCAAGCCTTTCGTTGATTTGAGGTTCTAAAACTTCGAGGCCGTATTTAAGAAAAAAAGTGGATTGCCCTCCTTTTGGCTCAGGAAGTGCATTGAAACGCCCCCACACATCTGCTGCTACTGCTTGGCTATTGAATCCCAACTTTATGAGTTCAGGCCAAACCCATCCTAAGCGACCAATAGTAAATTGATCCTTGACAGCCCTACTAATCTTATTTCTCTGGTTCATAGGTACGATTGTTTCAGTTGTTTAAATCTAATATTATTAGTTCAAAAAACTAAAAAAGTTAGTCACAATGGATAGAAGAAAGGGCCGCTACGGCTAGTGCGGCCCTTATAGTGGTGCATTCCGGGAGGTAGGACATAAACGGTATGCGGGGCTCCAACTATGAATCGATATAAATGCCTCAAAGGGAGAAGGTCTTTTGAGTCAACGTCACTAAATCAATGACAATATAGTGTTTTACGACATATCGATTAATTGTATTGCTAAAAAAGTCCCCAATTAGCCGTTTTTAAACGGATAATTTGGAAAGTGATGGTATATCAAAGCTATACATATTCTCAACGGTAACGTGGCAGTATTTTGGCAAAATGGTTAAGGGTAGAAACAGACGACTAAACCTGATTAAGGAGGCTTTGAAAGCACAAGGCAAGACGCAAGCTTGGTTAGCAGAAAAGCTTGACAAGGATTATGTGACCGTGACCCGCTATGCTAACAATGTAACTCAACCGAGCCTCGAAACGCTTTTTGAGATCGCACGACTTCTTCGAATATCTACAAAAGACCTGATCAACGACTGACCAAGTACGGCTTATTTCTCTCTCAATAAATAGCCCCGCACCTTGCAAAAGGCCGGGGCTTAAAATTTTAAAAGAGGGTAAAGGAATGCTTACACTCTACATCAACTAACGGGTAGTTCGCTGTGAGCACTTCTGTTTTTCTTTTCATATAGCCACCTTTAGCCGCAACACTTACACCACTTTCTACACTCCACAAATACCAGTTGTTCTCTTTCGTATACTTTAAAAGTATATCAGAGGGGTAACTACTTAAAATGAATTTTCCTTTTATACTGGATAATGTTTTCAGTAGCTTTTCAAAGTCATCGATGGTATAGCCGTCATAGTGGCCACAATCAGAATTATAGTAAGGCGGATCACAATAAAAGAAACTATCGGCAGAATCGCGGCTTTGAATTACATATATAGCATCGGCACTTTCAAGCTGCGCATCCTGTAACCGTATAGCTAGTTCCTCAGTAAAATGCTCCCGTTTATTACTGATCTTAGTGGTCGTTGTACGTTTTGACCGATCGAATCCCCAAGTTCCATCCAGCAAGGAAGCGAATGACTGCGAACTTAAAACCCACACTGCCCACGCTCGCCTAACATCGGTAAATAGATGAGGGTTTTCATTGATAACCTTTGCATCTCGATGAGCATTTCTACTATGCAAAGTTACTCTAACAAGAGTCTGAAGGTCTAAGAATTTCTCCTTGCAAACGCGATAGAAGTTCATCAACTCCCTGTTCGTATCATTTATCACCTCTACTTGACTTTGAGGCTTCGCAAAGAAAACTGCTGCACCACCTAAAAAAGGTTCACAGTATAATGTATGGTTGGGAATTTTTGGAAGTATAGCGGAAATCAATTTTTGTTTTCCGCCATAGTAAGTAATAGGTGTTTTTGCCATGTATTATGTATTGATTTTTTTACTTTCGGCTGCTTATTTCCACTCTCAATACATTTACATTTATTTTATTCTTTTATGTATCAATTACTGAAACATCGGGATCAACTATAAAGTCATCAGCCGTCCCAACGATGTAATTTATAGGCCCCGTTCCTGCCAAAGCCTTGTTACAATAACTCTTACCATATAGTTTCAAATCGAGTCCATCAGGCAAATCTATTGAGATGCCACTAGCGGATGCCCCACCACCTTCTATAACTGCATTCTTCAACGTAAGAGAATGAACATAACCACCTGTTTCCGTTTTAATTGCTGGGTAATCCGGATTCAACTGTTTTATGCTTCCTGAAATAACAATTGGTGATCCCTGACTGAGTTTAAGTATCTGTTGCGCATTTCCAACCATCTTGCCGCTAATCTCTAAATACTCATTTGCATATACGAATAAAGAGGTGTTGTCACGAAGACGTACATAGCCGGTGATCTTGAGGATACCACCCGAACTATTAAATTGAAAATTGTAAAATTGCCCTTCCAATACGCAAAGCGAAGTGGACGTTCTAGTATAGTAGCAATCTTTCCACGTGCCATCAAGCTTCAACACGGTCACTTGATCATTAATGATTGTGACATTACTTGCTTGAGCTGTGATCTTTGAAGATGTAGCCGGGCCAGCATTCAATGTGCACCCTACTAATCGGGCGTTTATATTGACATTTGCCGATGAGAATAGTGTGACTTGTCCGCCATCAAATGAACCGCTATAGTCGCCATTACTCAAGTATGTTGTACAACCGGAAGCTTGTTTTACGTTAAGCACATATACATTCTTATCGTTACCTCCGCCATTTAATGGCGCACCAAAAAGGCCAAAGTAAGTCCCTTGATAGGAGATATTGAATATGAAACCGCCAAACCACGGTATGATAGCATAGCTTGATGTTGAACTATTCGTTATACGGAGATTCATCACACCGGCACCTTCTGTGGAGCTCGATGAACTACACTTAATTGCTGGCGTTGTAGATGCACTGTCAATCTCTATGTTTCCCTCAAAAACTCCGCCATCAAATGAATAGGGCATTAACATGAATACACCTGAATACTGATAAGCATTAGCCCATTTCACTACATACTTTTGAGTGGTAGCCGCACCTTTGAATTTAAAAACATTCCCACCATTCGTAATTATATAGTCAAAGTCACCTTGAATAGACACATCAAGTGCAGAAACGGGTAGAGAGTCAAAATCAAAAACTACAGCATCCAGCTGATCAACGATAATGGTTACTTTACCTCCGAATGTAGAATACGCAACACCATTCTTTGCAATGTTTGCATTAATAGTATATATACCCGGCAAGAAGCTAATTGAGTCACCGGGAGAAGCTATACTAACAGCTCCTTGAGGCGTGAAAGGTTTGGTATAGTCACCTTTTACACCCGTTGAATCGTTCCCCAATGGACTTACAAAGTATGTTGAAGGAAAAGAATCACCAACAACACTTTGATTTACCCCAAGCGCCAGCGACCAAACACCACTGTTTAGAGCCGGAAATATAGTTGAACCATTCGGTGTTCCCTCTTCCAAAAATATAAACATACCAACACCAACAATAAGTGCAATCTTTGCACCTGTTCCCGGTAAAGTAGATAAATCGCCAACAGTAAACTTTGTCAGTATGCCCAAGGATTCTAGCGCAGCAATGGTCTGTGCCGATGGGAGGTTGTTTATTATCGCTGGCAAATTCTCAATAGAATCTACAGGTATACTTTCACTCTTATGCCAATAAGAATCAAGCCAAGCACTATATTGTACTTCAAGAGGTTTCAACCCCTTTTTAAACCAACCTTTAAGAATGTTTACTGATACCATAGTCTACTATTTCTACTTTTCGTTAGAGCTTCATTATATATGCAAGTGTATAATAAGGCGGTCTGTTTTCGTGTGGTTGATTTCCTCCTTGTGCCTGGATGGACGCCGTCAAAGTAACATTTGGCTCTATACTTCCATTATCCACACTAGCTACTGTATTCGTTCCATCAACTTTTAATAACCGGTTATAGGCACCGTTGTCGTGATTGTGTGAAGGCATTTCCTGTACAGTAAGGGTGTGCTTCTTTTCACCTCCTGCCTTCCCAATTGCGTTATAGTCGGCATCGCCAGAGTTATAGCCGACAACAAACTTACCGCTCAGATCGGGTGTGCCATTGCTTCCATTACACAACGCCCAACCGGTTGGTATAGCTGTGATTGCGCCTGACCACATTATTATCGCTCCTGTTGGCACAAGTGATAAACCTGCTACAGTCGAAACTAAATTCGTAAGGGTAGATTGCAGTGATCGGAATGAGGACAATCTTATAAAGTCTGCCATGGCCACTCCACCAACCGAACCACTCTTTGCGCGCTTTGTGAAGTAAACCGTTTTGGTTGAATCGTCTCCAAATATTTCTGTGTCGGTAAGTTCCTCCACTATCACATTATCAGCTTTAAGGCCACTGGCAAATGGCATCAACTCACCATCAATTACTACCCAACCTTCACCCCATGAGGTACCATTGTCCGCTACTCCGGACAAGATAACATAGTTGCCATAAGCGGAAGCTACAGCAGCTAATGAAGCCCGGTAAGATTCCTGCATGAAGTCGAGAGTGTCTTGATATATAGCCAACCCCTCCAAATTCGTAAAGTCAATTCTCTTGTTCATTTAGTGTATCTGAATTTTAAAAGTCTTTGATGCTAGTTTGTAGATGTTCACAAGTGCCTTTAATTCATTCAGGTCAAATGAAACAATGGCTGGAACGTGTATTATAAAGTCGTAGGTAAATTGACCAGTTTCGTTTCTAGTGTATAAATATCTTTGCAGGAATCCGCTTTCAGATTTCCTAAAAAGAAATATTCGTTTCAACTCCTCCTTTCGGAATAGGAATATTGGCGTATACTCCTTTCCATCCGCTATGTATATCCTGCGTGCTGAAGTATCGTATCTGTCATTCAACATCTTCTCTAAGTATACCACCTGTGGTGTAATAGTTAATTTGTATAAAATGAGATTACGAAAACTCATCAACAAGGTATGGGTATACACAAATGGAACTGAGCACGATAACGCCAAAGCGATAAGGTTCGGCATACTTATCTGAACTGGTATTCGCTGCTTTACCAGTCTGGTATAATTGATATTGTACCGATTTACGTTCATTGTAATTGACTTTGCGCTACAAACTCTATTTGTAAATCATCTGCGTTCTCAAATCGTAAGTAACCACTATCTGGTAAATACTTTACGTCAATCGTACTAAAAGCCAAATCACCATAAGTAGCTGAAGCAGTGATAACGTGTGGTATCACTACACCATCTACCTTCTGAAGTGTATCCGTTAGGTAGGCAAGAACAAAGTATCCATTAAAGGGAGTATTCTTTAAATAGTTTTTAGTCGCACTTTGAACAGGTTCCAAATCTGAACCATCAATACGTTGACCGTTGCTATCAAGGATCAGGGGATCATAATAGATTCGTAGTTGAAGCTTTAAGCGATCGGCTGGCAAACTGTCGATTTGCAGACGCACACCAGCATCTTTAACACGACTCATATACTCCGTGAATGCTTCCAACTCTGGTTCGGACAATGGTGTAAGGTCACCATTGTCAGTCGCGACCTTTACTCTCAGACTCCGAGTTTGCTCGGTAACTGCTACATACTTTACTATCTGGCTTGCTTCGATTACATCATCGCTTATTGCTGTATTGTCATACGTATCACTATCGGTTGCTAAACTAAAGCCGTATTGAAATGCTAATGCTTTACTTGCATACCATCGTAGAGTATGCGGCTTCATACGTGCTAGAGTGTCGTTTATTTCACTTTTGAGCGTATCAAAAAGTACTTCAATAGTCCAAGCACAGGTAGCCACTATACGTGTAAGCAACCGCCATATAGCCGTTTTGCTCGTGCTCGTTGTTAGCGGTGCGAGTGTCCCATCCGCCTTAATATTGTCGATTATAGATTGTTGTATTTCAGTTATACTCCTTGCCATTTTAACTTACTATAAAATCTTGTTCAGTTGTCCAATACTCAATACCTTCTTGTGTTTCTTCGCCCGATGATACTACGACTTCGGAGGCAGGTTTACTTGTCTGCAATACAGTAGCAATTTTCTTCTTATCAAGTGCTATAGTTGGATATGTAATCTCAGTACCTATAGGCACATCGTCTGTTATGCTTACACCATTACTATCGGCCATTTCAAAAAGTCGCTCTTCATCACCAAGCTGTTGTAGTGTTAGGTCTGTCAATGTTTGACCTGCCTCTGCTCTCACCTTTAATACCTTTGCCGGGCTATCAATTATTTCATTGGTAAGTTTTGGTTTAGCCAAAGTTGTTACCGTTATAAATGTTCCCGGAATTAGATCGTCTGTTATGCTAATACCATTAAGGTCAGCAGCATCGAACAAGTCATCCTCGTTAACAAGATTTACCAGTTCATGACCATCTATAACTCTAATATTTGGCATCTATGTTTAGTTTTTCGCCATCAATAGTAATTTTCGTCACTGTCATTCCATCAGAAGTAAATTGCGTTCTAACCTCTCTTAGCAGAGCCGCACTGTCTTCGCTTTCGAGGTAGTTGGCTGCTCCAACACAAGTTGCGGGGAACTCTTTAAAACTTCCTTTGTCACAAATAAGTAATAGTTGCTTATGCTGGTTATCACTTGTGCCGCATTTGATGTCTCCGTTTTCAAAACTTAGATCACCATTTGAATCGAGTAAAAAATCTTTCACGATATAGTACCTGTTCCTGTTCCCGTTTGTGCAGTTGATGTACCTGTTGTGGACACTGTTACATTTACCTCTCCATTACCCGTTATATGGTTGATGATCTGTTCTGCTACAGTAGTCCAAAAGTTTTTTCTTTGTAATTCCAATTGATCCGGAGAAACATCCTGATCATTAAAAGACTTAGCCGCTTCATATAGCGAATTACCAAGTATATCCTTATTTAAAGGCATCAGCGCAAAATGTTTTTAAGTTTCAAAAGTGCTTGTTGTAGCTTAGCGTAATCGGGGTTTTGTCCTTGTATTACAACTACCTTCTGTATTGCTTCTACGATCAGTTGCATAGCCTGCAATAGTGTGTCATTTCCATTCTTAATCAAAAAACCTGTTGAATCCTGCTCGATCATCGCTTGATCGATCTTTACTCGCCATTTATCAGCTTCGGTAACACCAACCACATACCAGTCTTCGGATGATTCTATTCGAACTGCTAATACCCACGAATTAACTTTAGGTATAATTGTCATTGCCTCATTACCATCTTCGACAGGTTGCAAGCGAACGTCATAAAATACTAAGTCACTTTCCTCATCGTAGAGGTCACAGGTCAGCGCGCCTTCATTAACACTTTTCACCTGGGCAAGCATTGAACTATCCGGGCCGACTTGAGAGGCAAGTTGCCGCAATGCATCCCTTATCTGTTTTTGCCTTTCCATTATAGACTATTTCCGATGAGTATTTTTTGTCTTCCACCACTGCTTGAAAAATCTCCATCTACACCTGTTACGAAGTATTTACCTTTTCTCTCAGGATACTTTAAATCATCAATAACAGCAGTCATTCCGGGTTCAACATTTGGGATAAGGAATGCAGTTATCGCACCTTCATAACCACGGTTAAGTATATCTTTCCGTGCTTGTTCAGCTATACGTTGTTGTGCTTCAGGATCAGTAAGCAGTGTTCTAAGCTTTTTAACTTGACCGTCCTTTTGACCAACAAAAGCTGTTTCCTTCTTGCCATCCTTACTTCTACCCGCTACTTGTATTCTGACTTCTGCAAACTCCTTTTGGTTATTGAACTTTAGTTCGCTGTCCTTGATAACATTCCAACCTAATCGGAACCTTGCTGAACCTTTCGGATCAGCTTGCATTAAGCCTACATATAGCGTATCGTAATTGAAGTATACAGTTAGAAGGCATTTTTCCTTAAGCCATTCTAATACTTGTATACCAGTACAATTCTGAAAAGTGGCTTTTGCTATCGGTATGTCTGGTATAGCAGTGCTTAGCAAAATATTTGTTCCTTCTACAAGGTCTTCCAGTATTTTTTTTACGGTAGTGGACTTGTACGATTTACTGAAGTCTAACTTTTTCCGTAATGGATAGCTATATCCCTCACACTCAACCTCAAGAGGTATAGTGTAATTTATGCGTCTAACGAATCCTTTAAATCGTAACTGGTTATTACCATCATAACCAGCATTTATAGTCACCGGCATTCCTTCTTTGAATTGAAGACCTGTTTGAACGCGTTCATACGTATCACCGTCTTTTTTTAAGGCTGCAATAGCAGGTAGTTTGATCGTTGCACTGTCGCTAAACTTCTCAACACTTCGGCTCCACTTAACAGCATTTGGCTTTACCGCTTTGAAACTGCCGATCTTTACATCACATGACATTCTAAACATACGCTATTCGAGCTCAAGAGTAAATACACTATCACTTTCTATCTCCATGCTGAATGGGCGGATATGCTTACCACCTCCTTCAACTTCTGGCAAGTCAAACTTGGTTATAGTAACACGCTGGTCTTTGTCGAGAAATATATTCGTCAGAGCATTGTCTAACTCAATAGACGCTTGGTGATCACACAACTTCTTCAATACCTGTAGTTCCTTTTCGGGCCAAATCCGGTTTTCCTCATCAATCACAAAACCCTTAATACTGATTGCATAATCATCCACACTATACAACTCTTTAACTGTTCCTTGTCTCTCTGCTAAAGGGGTTTTAACGATAGTCTTGGAACCTGATATTTTTATAACCGCATAAGGAAGCAGTACTTCATTTGCGCCAAATACCGATTCATCAACATTCACAAACTTTACAGGCAACCATATCTCTTTACCTAGATATTCTGCTGTCAGAGCAGAGCCAGATAATTGAGTAACATCGGCCGATTTAACATTTAGGATAGGTTTACTACCTCCAAACGTCTGTCTATAGATATTCTCTAAATCAACACTGAATAAACTCATTGTAAAGCGGCTCCTGAGTTAAGTACACGTAAAAACATTTCTTCAAGTATCTTTTGAAGCTCATCTGCACTCTCTTTTGCAGTGGCATTGTGAATCTCGATTTTGTCTGTGAATTTCACGCCGTTGATATTAATCAGTCTCGGGCCACCGCCTGCAATTCCCTTTGCAGTTTCATCACCCTCCCCACCTTTTCCTTTAGCAGAGGACAACGCACCGTATGATGATTTCAGATTAGCTGATGTTGGTGTCGCTGCATCAACGGCAGTAGCAGTGGTTTGCTTGTCTTTTGCAAGTTCTGCACCACGCTTCCATGCTTCACCAACACCTTTTGTAAAGCCTCCTTCCTTCGCATACGATACTATGTTTGCAGCCAATCCGACAGGAGAAAGATTTATAGCCATCTGGCCAACTGCTTTGGCCGCATCTATATAGCGGCCCTCTTTAAAGGCTGTAATGGCCTCAAATATTGGAGCAAATATCTTCTTAAAAAGCCCTCCTATATTTGTGAAAACAGTCTTGAATACTTCCCATAGTCCAAGCACAACCGCCCGAAATCCTTCGAAGTTTTTCCAAGCGTAAACTATACCGGCAACAAGTGCCGCTATACCACCAATAATCAAACCTATAGGGTTCATTTCCATAGCTGCGTTGAGCAATGCTTGAGCAGCAGCCCAAAGATTGGTTGCAGTTATTATCGCTTGATAACCAATCACAGCAGCACCCAACACAGTAACAAGCATGCCTATCCAGTTCCAATTTTCATGAATCCATGTAGCTGCACTACTAAGCCAAGTTACGAATGGTGCCAAGTAATTAGAGATCAGGTTGCCGATTACGGGCGCCAGCATACCACCAATTTTCATACTCAATCCTTCCACCTGTCCTTGCAATGCTTGTAACTTTCCAAAGTCGGTTTCACCGATCTTCTTTGTCATTTCAAAGAAGCTTCCACCTGCTCCAGTAGCATTCTTGAAAGCAGCTTCAACCATTTCAAAACTTATGGCTCCTTCGCTCACTTTCTCTTTCAAAACACCAAGACTTATACCCGTGTCTTTAGACATCTGTTGTAATGGGTTAAACCCTGCATTAACGAACTGCAAAAGGTCTTGCCCAGTAAGTTTGCCAGCAGCTTTAACCTGGCTAAATGCAAGTGTAAGTGATCCGAGCTTCTCTGAACTACCCATTGCAATATCACCAAGCATCTTCAAACTTGGCATTACATCCTTCTCATTCAGACCAAACCCCAACATTGTCTGTGCATTCTGATATACTTCGTTACCGTATATCGAATCTTGCGCATACTTTGTGAGGTTGTTGTTTAGCCTTGTACCGCCTTGTTTACCAGCAAGTACCTCGAAGGATGCCTGACGTGCTTGAGCCTGCAAGCCGTCATTCAGCATCGATCCACCAAGTGCCAATGCACCGGCAATACCAACAGTGGGAAGTATAGAGCGTAAGAAGCCACCACCTCCGCCGCCACTACTACTACCGCCTTTGGCAGCAGCTAAAAGTTTCTGCAACTCCGCTCGTGCATCTCTCAGATATTTTACTGGCGAACTTTTAGTTATAGTATTAAATACCTCTACTGCCTTATTCTTAATAGCATCATAACTTTGCGTGATAGCACCATTGGCACTTTTTATTGTGTTTGAAGTTCTTCGCGCAGCAGTGGCCATTTTTGCCAACCCGCCAGATACCAGATCACGCATTCTTATGTATAGCTCTAAGTTCATTTAAATAGGCTGTTCAATACTTTACCAGTAGATTCATTAGCTTCAATTTTCCGAAGCTTGTTAATATGAGCGAGTTTTAGAGCGAGGGCCTCATCTGATAAATGCGAAGCATCGCGGCCCGTATAATATTCTACAATTGTTTCAAGAAAGCCGAACACATCATGTTCAGCTTTCTTTGATGCTTCGCTTACCTTTTTAAAAGTGCGGCTTTTTTACCGTCAACGATCTTATTAAATTGGTTGGCCGCAGGAAGGAAGTATTCATCATCTTCAAGAATCCTTACATCACCTGCAATCCAACATTCACGCATGCCTGCTTCAAGAAACTCGTATAGACCTTCATCCTGAATTTTGGTAGTAGCGTATGAAAGTATGCTTCTATTGATCGGGCGCATTATACCAAGAGCTTCGATTGAACCATCATCATCCAGTATAGGCAAGAACCAAAGCCCTTGGTTTTCTATGCTCCATTTTTTCATTTGGTCAGCACCATGAACGCGATCGGCATATTCATGGCAAAGCTTTCTCAGTCTCTCTTCTTCTTCCTTTTTTTCCCGCGCCTTGATCTCTTTAAGGCTTCCTTTTTTCTTTTCTGTTTTAATCATCGTTGTTGTGTTATATAGTTAGAACTTTAAAGATTTTTTTTTAGCCTGCTGCTACTCCGCCTTTTGCGGTGGATAGAATGCGTAATGCAAGGAATGGTAGAGTTACCTCAGTCATCTTTGCATTTTGTTCCATCGCAATTGCCAGTTCTGTGAATGCCACACCGGGAACTGAAAGTAGGCGTGACTTAGTAGTGTTTGTTTTTTTGAACTCAACGGTAATGGCAATAGCTGTATGAGGAACTTCGGTAATGTCAGCGTACCCGGCTGCTTGGGCGGCATCGTTCAGTAAATCCAATTCATACTTGAGCAGTTTCAAATTGCCTTCGTACTTCTTATTACCCGAACGTATATCTACAGGTTCATCACCAGAAGCGTAAACGTGTTCCTTTTCAATAGACTTCTTGAACTCAAACCCACGGAGTCCTGTAAGTTTACGACCTAATACAACTACTGATGTATTCGACCATGCGCAATCATTTGTGCTAAATTCCATTTTGAAAAATTATGTAGTTGAGGTTAAACCAATATCAATAGTGAAGAATGATGTATAACCTTTAGGGCGTACACGAAGCTTCATTGTCAAATCACCGTCATTATTGATTAAGTTTTGAGCGGGATTTATATATACTGTCACACCGTCTTTACTGATCTGGCTTCCCATGCCTGCATATATATTCTGTGTGATCTTGGTTTCAAGATGAGCAAGCGCAGCAGAATCGATATTGCCATTTTCATCTATATCTACTTCACCCTCCAATTCTTCGACATACGTTGCTACTGCTATAAGTGCAGACTTATCAATAATCCTTCCGAATGCAAGCCTTCTATAGTCATCAGTACTTGCCATTCTATCAATGCCGAAGTAGTATCCGGCTTTCTGTGGATGTTGCATGAAAGAAATAAAGCCGGCACCGTGAAGGGTGTCAAGATTTAAAACATTCTTCAATTCTTTACTGCCTATATATATAGGCCCGGCAACACTTAACGGCCCATTGGCAACTTTACCAATCTTGATTTCGGCACCGTACTTAACTGCACGACCTAAAGCCAACCCAACACTCGCTGAACCATCGTTCAAAGTTCCTCCAAGTACAACACCAGAGAACCCGTTAGCGGAATCAGTAGGTGTAAGAGTATTGTTGGCATCTGGGTTTACAACGCGGCCCTCTATAAGCATTCTTAGAAATGTATAGTCAGCAATTCGTGCTTGGCCAAATGTTTTACTGGTCAGAAGCGCGGCACCTACATCGCTATCCAAAAAATCCTCACCTCCGTCATAACCAGCACCGGGATTTCGGTATACTCCCAGAAGTCTTACACGACCATCAGCGGCTCGAATCAACTTCGCTGCTCCATTGGAATTAGTGTTGTCGAGCATTTGCGACATTGTCATGGTAGCAGGAACGAGCATAATGTGCAATTCCTGATTACCTCCTAACTCGCCATAAAACTCCTTTAGGTGGCGGTACATCGCGGGCTCAGCTTGTTCTGTAAAGCCTTGCGACACGGCATCGTCAAGATTGAAGACGGTCTTAGCTACTCCCAGTAGACTAACCGTTGAGCCTGTGCCAATGATCCCAGCTATTGAATCCAATACATCAATGTCTTGGAGCAGGTTGCCATTGGCAAATATTATTGTAACCTTTGGTAAAGCACCCATCTATTTTTTTCCTCCTTCGGTATATATTTACTCTTGTACTTTCTTTGGTTCTTCATCCTTTACATTGGAAAGGTTTTACATCAGCAGCGCCAGTTTCAGTAGTAGTCGCAGCCTCGGTTGCTTTCAGTTCACCACCTTTCGCATCAGAAGTCTTGTCTTCAGTTACACGCTTTGATTTACCGGATGCCTTTCCATCCTTAGCTTCAGTATTCCTGCCATCAGTGAGTGACTTCTTTACAACATCAACCAGCACATCAATTGCCTTTTGACCTTCTGTGCTTTCTTCAAAGTCAGAGCGGTTATGTGTCTTCACCTTGTTATCCCTTAAGGTAGCCGCATAGGCGTTGGCATGATGCAAGTCAGGAAACAGGAATCCATCAGATGATTCGTGACACTGGTTGCTGTTAGGGAAGTTGTTAAAGTATCTTTTCGCGATTTCGCTCATAGTTATAATTTTTATGCAGTTAGTTTAAGTACGACACATCCAATTATTAGGAGTATAAATACAGATGCAATCCATCTGGCAGCTATATCAAACCACGCAGGTTGATGAACGAACTTTGTTTCATTGAGCGTTTTGTTTTCTATTCTCAATTGGTATATAAGTTTGTCCTTTGCTTCAACAACTGCTTTGATGCTATCACAACCACCGGTTCCAGTTATCAAACCAGAGGAATTTATAGTAATTGCAATTTTTGCCCTGGCACCATGGGCATTTATTTTCTTAGGTAATGGTTTATTCGTTATCGAATCACACTCGATGTAATCAGTTATAGTTACGGTGTCACCCGGAAGTTTCACCGCCACGAATCGAGTGACTTCTTTTGTGATAACACTATCATGTACCTCTGATTTTATGGAGGTGGTAGGCACGGCCTTTCGACCGCACCCCACAACCACGATAACGAAACCTAAACCTATGACCAGAGATACACGTAGCGTCTTCATATATATTTCCTCTTTTTATTTATACCTTCAAACGGCCAATCCAGCGGCTTACCCTTGCAATACTTCTCTTGGGCCTTCGCTTTTCATAAACTCCATCACCGTTGCGACTACCATTATTGTTGGTGTTTCCTTCAATGGAAATAAAATAGTCACGGTCGCGAGGCCAATGTTTGATTATACCCACATGCGCTATTCGTTTTAGGTTGTTATGGTATATACCGAATACATCACACGTATCAGGAACAGTTGTTTGCAGGTTTACTATATGCTCAACCGGAAATAAACTCGGTGACCAACCTGTTTTAGGATTAGGTATGTCACAAACAGTAAATCCCCAACAGACAAAAGCAGCACAGTAATATGCAGGTGATTTTATACCGACACTTCGGAGGTATTCACGAATCTCTTTGCTATCATTAGTGCCCAGATTTTCTTTAACGCCTACTTGCGACTGAAATACTGCAAGAACTCTTTCGTGAATAGTACCAACAGTACTAGCACTATGATTATTGCTTCCATCATTGCTCTTAATCTCCGTTTGATGGCCACTTAAAGCACATGCATGCAGAAGATCAGCCCCAATACATACAAGGCCAACAAGCAAAAGGACATTAACAATTTTTGCCATATAGGTAGATTTATAAAGTCTTGGTTAAACTCTTTTACGAGGTAATTGAACACGTTCTGCCACGTTAATCGAAGTGCAACCCACGCACTAAAAATGCAAGTGGCAAAAACAACGTGACCAAAGAATATCTTTTGAATTGCATCGGAGGTATATACCACCGCTTCGGGATCATAAGCCTTTATTAGAGGCTTGCTAAAAATGAATATGAATAGCCCTATTGGGCCAAGCCACAATTCGTTATAGTGTTTCAAGTGCTTCAAGAATTTTTGAACCACTTCGCGCGTATTTTCTTTTCCAACCATTTTAAAATAAGATTTATAATAAAACCAACAACTGCTCCGATGGCCGACAGCACTATACCTTCCTCTAGGTTGCCTATATCGACCCATCCCTTTAATGCACCGATTAAGATCGCCGCAAAACCACCGGCAGTTGCTCCGTTATTGTTATTGTGCACTCCTTGAGCCATTGAATATTTATACTTATACTATATTTGGATGCGAAAAGGGTAAGACCTTACGGGGCCAGTACCCTATATCCGCATCACCACACGCTAGGCAGCGGCATCCTGAATAAGTGCAATCACACCAGCATCATCTGCGCGTCTACGCCGTCCACCAGCCCGAAGAAGGGCGCTATATATATCTCCGTAATGTTCGGGATCATCAACCTTCTCAAAGAATTTCTTCTCGCCTAAAGCTCGCGCCACGGAATCCTTCTGCCAGAACATACTTACCACATTGTCGGCAGCATCAACGCTTGCACCGTATGGATCAATTACCAGTCCTGAATTAGCAAATGCAACACTTGACCTTTCGAGGAAAGTGAATCCAAAGAGCTTTCCTACAATGCCTTCTTTTGCATCATAGTAATCCGAAAACTGGCGCTCCTGGTTGATGGTTAGTCCATCTGTAAACTCATCAAGCATGTTACTTTCCAACAATGCATATCGATCAGTTTTAGGAACGTTCATCGCGTTCATCTTCGTTTGTGCACGCTTCGCATCCTGTACCGTTGTAGCTTTCCTGTTACCCGTTTGACCTGTAACTTTAGCTGCGGTTGCTGCACCCGTAGTGCGAAGTATATTTCCTGCGCCTAAACCTGTAAGCCATTTGATGATCATGTCATCAGCTACCGATTGGGTAAGTTCACCGGCATGGTCTCCAAATACGGAACTGATCTTGTCGTAGGTCACTTCCTGCATGTCAGCCGCCTCGATGTGTGTCGGATCAGATGTATAGGAGTCGAGCGCATACAGCACATCCGAATCAGCACGCCTCACGGCCGCTGCCGGAAATACACTTCTGTTCTTGGTTATATTTGGTTTTGCACCCGGCTGTGGTATATGCACCACCTTGCCACCAATTACATACTGATCGTCACTGAATGCGTACTTTAAAAACGCATTATCCTTCCAGAGTCGGTTAACTATATACCGCACCCAAATTTCTGTTTGTACTGCCATCCTTAATTTTTTTACTCCCGTTTTTTAAAAAATATGATTTATATACCTCTCATTTACTTTGCCTCTTTACCGAAAGTATCTTTATATTTCTGCTTGTAAGCAGGTGCAGAAAGGGATTTCAATACTTCGATTTCTCCGCTCTCAAAAAGTTCGTCCCAATCTTTGGCCATCAAGTCAGCAATTCTTTTTTCATTGCCTTTTCCTTGCTCTTCAATTTTTGTAGTTACAGGTTGATAGGCTGGCATTGCAGAAAGAAGAGTTTCCAATCCTTCAGGATTCGTTGAGTAGTCTTTTAAAAGAGTGGTGTGTACCTCTTGAGTAATCTTTGAGGCCGTCAAAGCAGCATCCAACAAGCCTTTAACTTTGTCATTAGTAACCTTCGCTTTGAGGTTCTGTAATTCGGTTTGTAGACCATCGGCTTTGGCTGCTTTAGCCACCAAGTCATTGAATGCATTTGCTACGATTGCTTCATCTGCATCTGCTTTGAGATTCATAGCTGCGAGTTGTGCGCCAGTAAATTCGATTTTCTTCATTGTAGGTAATTTTGTTTTTGAGAAGTCGGAGAGATTGATTGGGTTATCAAACTCATCGTAAAGTGCGAGCGCATTAAAGTTGCCTCCGATGTCTACCAGAGAGCATTCACGGTTAAACCACTTTGTAACAGTCGGCCCCGTTTGTCCAGGTAACTTTTGTTCAGGATCATCGGTATATTCCAACACAACGAGATGACCAACAGATGCAGCATTTAGAAAGCCGTCCTCTATTTCATCAACTGTCTTTTCTGCACGTTGATTACTCATATTGATAACTGGCTTGCCATAAACGGTATCACCTTCAACGCGTAAATCATCCCACTTTACTAACACACCATCCTCGCGAACGTGCATGTAGTATCCTATAGGATTCTTTTTATACTCATCAATTAGATAACCTGATGTGAGTAATCGGAAGCCATAACAGTTTACTGTGCTGTCGGTAAGAACATATTCACGATCAATTTTTTTAACCTTCATTCTCTGTGCGAGTTTCTTTCGCTTTGTTGGGCACAAAATTGTAGTGTAGATAAAGCGTTATCAAATTGGATATATACTATACCGATCATGGTGCGGTATGATACTGATATATCTGCGGTATCATACTTTTTCGATTTTATATCAGCCTATATAATGAGCGAATTTTGGCACATGAATAACAAAAGCACAAGCATTGAGGACAAGCAATATCTAGCGAAGGTGTTATTTACCAGAGAGCAGCTTGACCAGAAGATAGTAGCCAAACGAGTTGGAGTTAGCGAAAAAACAATGAGCAAGTGGGTGAATGAGTATAACTGGAAGGACTTACGCAAACGCCTATTGATCTCGAAAGAGCATCAAATCAATGCGCTATACGAGCAGCTTGAAAAGCTAAATGAAAAAATCCGATCTACTAAAGAAGGTCATGCAGATACCAAAGAAGCAGATATATTAATCAAATTGACGGCTGCTGTAAGGAATCTTGAAACGGATTTAGCCATTGCTGATCTAACCGAAAGTGGAATGCGCTTTATAAAGTATATCCAGCGTATAGGCACTATGGAGCAAGTCATGCAGGTATCTGATATGTGGAACTCATTCATATTAACCAGCATGAGAAAATGACACAGAAGACAGATAAACAAGCCTTACAGGAATGGGAAGAGTTTCTTGCAAGCATTCGTAACAGCACACCTATCGATTTAAGCGAAAGTGAGGAAGAGAAAACAAGACGTTTGAAAGAGCTTGAGTCTGACCCGGAAGCATGGTTCAAGTATTACTTCCCTAAGTATTCATTTGCCGAACCTGCCGAATTTCATAAGGCAAGCACGAAGCGTTTTGTTAAAGCCAAGCGCATATACCAAAGAAGGGCTTGGGCACGTGGACTTTCAAAAAGTACGCGAAGGATGTTTGAAGTATTCTACAAAACATTCGCGTTAAGATTCCGCACAAACATGCTCATGGTATCAAAGACCGAAGGTAATGCAATAAGGTTACTGTCACCATACAAAGCTAACCTAGAAGCTAATCAAAGGTTGATAAACGACTATGGAGTGCAGGAGAAAATCGGAAGCTGGGCGGAAGATGAGTTTGTTACCCGTGGTGGTTGCGCCTTTCGGGCTGTCGGTGCAGAGCAGAATCCACGGGGTAGTCGATTGGAGGAATTACGGGTAACACTAATTGTATTCGATGATATAGATGACGATGAAGTTTGTCGAAATCCTGACCGTGTCGAGCAACGTTTTAATTGGATTCAACAAGCGGTTATACCTACCGTTGATATAGCTGGTGAGTATGCGATTTGTTTTGATAACAACCTCATTGGTGAAGATAGTTGCGCTGTTAGGGCCGATGAGTACGCCACCGACAGCGAGATAATAAATATTCGAGATGAGTTTGGTGTTAGTGTTTGGCCTCAAAAGAACAGCGAGAAAGATATAGATGACATGCTTGGTATGATCTCTTATGAATCTGCGCAAAAAGAGTACTTCAATAACCCTATATCCTCAGGTAAGGTATTCAAGGAAATGACTTATGGTAAATGCCCGCCTCTAAGGGATTTGCCCTTTGTAGTTGTCTATGCCGACCCTTCACCTTCAAACAAGGACAAACCTTCATTAAAAAGCAAGGCAAAGAATAGCTGTAAAGCGGTGGTCGTTGTTGGTTATAAAGACCTGAAGTACTATGTGTACAAATGTTTCCTTGATGTAACAACGAATAGCACGTTTATAAACTGGCTATATGCGGGTAGAGACTATGTGAACAATAAAACGCAGTTGTATACCTATATAGAAAACAACTCGTTACAAGACCCATTCTATCAGCAGGTATTACTTCCATTAATTTTTGAAGAGGGTGAACAGCGTAACGATGTTCTCTCAGTAATTCCTGATGAGCGAGAAAAACCAGATAAATACTTCCGCATCGAAGGTACACTTGAGCCAATCAATCGCACAAGCAGCCTGATCTTAAACATCGATGAGAAGGACGATCCGCACATGAAACGCTTGGAAGCACAGTTCAAGTCTGTCAGTCCCAATTCTAAAACAATGGACGGTCCTGATGCGGTGGAAGGTGGCGTGCATATAGTGAAGAATAAAATAGCAGTGCAATCCACCGGTGATATAACACGAATTAAGCGCAGACCAAATTCAAAAAGGTTTTAATCAAAAGAACAAAATATGCCCTTTATAACAATAGAAGATTTCAAAACGCACATATACTCCGAACTGGTTGACGAGATTTCGCGGGGTGATAACGATATACCAACCAAGAGCATAAAGTCAGCTATATCTGAAGCAAAGAGTTATTTAAGCCGATACGATCTCCTAAAGATATTCGGTAATGGAGACACCGATTCGGAGATTGATGATGACCACCTCAAAGATATAGTGAAAGACCTCGCTCTATGGAAAATGGTGAAGCTGGCGAATCCTAACATTGATCTAAAACTAATTCGAACGGCTTATGAAGATGCAATCGCTTGGCTAACCAAAGTGCAGAAGGGTGCAGCCGATCCGGAAGGATGGCCCTATAAACAGGACGACCCAACTACGGCAGGCAATGAGAACTATGGTATACAGTGGAGCAGTAACAAAAAGAGAAGACAACATTTTTAAATAAAGCGCATGGCAAAGAAGACAAAGGGTAAAATCACAAAGGCTAAATCAACGGTTACAAAAACAGAAGGTACAACTTCACTTGTGGTTCAGGACATTCGTGTCATGAGTGCTGATCGAAGCCGCAAAGATATAGGCGACTTTCGGAACGCATTACAAGCAGCCGAAAGTATACACTATCCAAACCGTGTTAGGCTTTATGACTTATATGATGATATAACATTGGACGGGCATTTAACAGGTATACTTGAAAAACGAATTGAGGCTGTTATCAATAAGAATTTATACTTCGCTGATGCTTCTGGTAAGCGCGTTGATGCTATGGATGAGGTCATTGAAAGCGAAGTGTTTCGAGAAATTTTAATGCTGATAATGCAAACACCTGCATACGGCCTTTCTGGACTAGAATTTATACCCGGCCCAGAGTTAAAATTCAAGGAAATACCAAGAAAGCATATCAAGATAGAGAATAAGGTAATCGCCTATAATCAAAATGATGCAGACGGTAAACCTTATGAAAGCATAAAAAATATCTGGGTACTTGGTAAGGAGAAAGATCTTGGCTATCTATTAAAGTGTTCACCTTATGCTTTATGGAAGCGAGGTGACATGGCAGATTGGAGTCAATATGTGGAAATCTTTGGTCAACCTGTTCGTATAGTATATTACGATGCCTACGACACTAAAACGAAGATGGAAGTCAAACAAGTGCTTGATGAAAGTGGAAGCAGTTTGGCATTAATGATTCCGAAGCAAGCTCAGTTTGAAATGAAGGATGGTAAACAATCCAATGGCAATGGTGAGTTGCAAGAGAAGTTCAAACAGGCGTGCGACAATGAAATGTCAATTATAGTCCTGGGCAATACAGAGACAACGACCAGCAGTAAAAGTTCGGGATATGCGCAAAGCAAAACGCACGGTCAGCAACAAATAGAAAAGACAAAGAGCGATTTAAAGTATGTTAAAGGAAAGCTGAACAGTAAACAGTTTCTTGATATACTTAAAAGCTATGGCCTGCCGGTAGAGGGTGGAAAGTTCAAATTTGAAAAAGAGTTAGACATTCAGGCACTGGTTAGCCGGCTGAGTATTGATAAAGAAGTGTCTGCCAAAGTACCCATATCAGATGATTATTGGTATGAGACCTACGGTATACCGAAACCGGATAACTATGCTGAACTGAAAGCAAAGCAAGAAGCAGATAAGGCCGCCGTGCAACAGCAATTCCAGACTAGCGACAAGCCCAGAAAAAATACCGAAAAAAAAGGAAAGCAAGACACTACCGAAGAAGTGTTAATGGGAAATAGCTTTTGGGCGAACCTTAAATCGGTCTTGTCAGATTTTTTTCTAAACGCCCCCTAACTTTTGGACAGAAGTTAAGGGGGCTTTCAGGTATGGCTATAGATAGGCTATTTAAAGAGGTTGATTCACTTCATACTTCATGTTGTGGGCATGGACATCATGTAGTTGAACAAATTAATCTTGCTGTTGATGATATAGGTGAAGCACTTGACGAAATGCTCCATGAGGTATATAGGCTTCAAGGTACAGATGGTTCCATCAATCAGAAAGTAACCAAGTTCTTTGTCGATAAGCTCTGGTTCGCTGTACTGAAAGGCTACGGCAACGGCATACCTTCAGTCGAATATGATTCCCCCGATTACAATATGCTTGAGTCGCTAAAGCGTAACGTGTGGCAATTCAGTTCTGCAAAAAACTACCAGCAACTCCGGGCTTTAAGTGATGCCTTAATAGGCTCTGATGGTCATTTAAGAACCTTTGAGCAATTCAAAGAAGTAGCCAAGAGTATAAATGATAAGTTCGTTAAAACATATCTAGCAGCAGAGTACAATTTGGCTATTGCAGGCGGGCAAATGGCCGGTAAGTGGGTTAATATACAGGCCAATGCTAAGACACTTCCATTAATTCAGTTTGATGTTGTACTTGATTCACAGACAACTGAGATATGTAGGCCGCTAGACGGAGTAATCGTGCCTATCAATCATCCAATGCTTAACACTTATTATCCACCTAATCATTATGGTTGTCGAACAACAGTGAAGCAGTTAGCAAGCGGAAAAATTACTCCTGATGTAAAAATGGCCTTGCCAGAGATACCGAAGATGTTCCGCACAAACCTCGCTAAAGAAGGACTTATCTTCCCTGAAGATCACCCTTACTTTATAGGTATACCACAAGACGTAAAGAATCAATTTAGAGAATGACACCAGAACAAGGTATTTTAAGACTACAACAAAAGGCTCGGGTTTTTCTTACTCGCTTACCATTATTGATTGGGAACGAAGCTGTGAATTTTTCACTGGACAACTTCAGACGTCAAGGTTTTTTAGGCAACACGATGGAGCGTTGGCCAAAGAGAAAAAAAAGTTGGAGTAAAAAAGGTAATAATAGCCGAAATGTACTCATTAGTACGGGCCGCCTAAGAAGGTCTGTGCGAGTGATCCGCGCGACTATTGACGCTGTAGTTATTGGAAGCGATGTGCCCTACGCAAAGGCTCATAACGAAGGGTTAAAGCTTGGTGTGATTCAAAGCGTAAAAGCCTTTACTCGCAAAGATGGTGCAAATGTAAAGGCACATACACGTAGGATAAATATGAAGTTACCTCGCAGAAGATTTATAGGGAACAGCCCATACTTGAACCAGCGTCTTGAGAGAGTAGCAACAGCAGAATTTAATAAAGAAATCAAAACACTATAGATATGCAAGATTTTTTTGGAACACTATATATAGCATTGTCGAACTATATAAAAACCAACGTCCCAGAAGTTAGATGGATTGATATGGATTTTGGGCAACTCGAACACTTTGAGTATAAACCGGAAGTTTCATTTCCGTGCGTTTTAATTGACTTCCCGCAAGCCAACTATTCTAATACATCAAATCTCTCACAAGTGGGTGAAGTGAAAGTTCAATTTCGCTTAGGCTTTGCTCCTTTCAGCAAATCGTATCAAGCTGCTCCGGAAGACGTGAAGGAAAAGGGATTAGCATATTTCGCTATAGAACAAAGGTTGTTTGAGGTTATACAAGGCTGGAGCAACGAATTTACTCAACCTTTCATACGGGAAAGCGCATTGTCAGAGCAAAGGGATAATGATGATCAGGGCTTGCGGGTAAGAGTACTTACCTTCAACACGGCTTATGAGGACAACAGCGCATTGCCATTGAGAGAGAAGAAAAAAGCAGGATTGATTATGGATATCAGTTAAAAATATTTGGCCTTACCAGACAAGGTGAGGCCATCTTTTTACAAAGTAACTCTTTGCTGGTTGCTTGGCTTTGAGAGTTGATAATTGTTCGATGTGATCGTTGATCAATTCAGGTATAGTTACGGTTGATAAATGGAACTCAAAAGATAAGGTTTCAAGGATGCTTAGGTAACGTTTATCAGTAAATTTTCCATAGTAGTAGTATCGGGCAATCAGGCACTCATTACGCTGGCTGTGGAGGGTAGCAGAACGGCCTTTGCGTTTCTCTTCAGGAGCAGGTCTGTTTTCAAAAACGTCTCTGAATATTGATTGTGAACCGCGCATATCACAAAGAAACTCAAACCACCTTAAAAGATATTAACATAAAAAAAGCCCTCAATTGCTTTGAGGGCTTACGGAATTGGCTCCGATAGTCAAGAATTTTAAAGCTTTAATTTAAGGGGAATAAGTCTATCGGAGCGTTATCGTTCTTCGTTACCTGAATCACCGGAGTAGCACCGGGCCAAGTCAGCGATATTTTGTCACTCACAAATTCCTTTGTCACTGCTTTCTTCGCTTTCAACTCGTTAAATGATAAACCGGACAGTTCCCAATAGTCTATGAATATCTTAATGATGTCATCAGTTGGGCCGGTAATCGTTGCAGACTTCGTCACATACTGTGCGGTGTATGGTGCTATCAACTTTATAAGTGGAGCTTTGGCAGTGGTATATACCTTCGGGGTTGCTCTGATCACGATTTGAGTATTCGAGTTTTCATCCCACTCAACGTTATAGTTCTTTGTGCCTAGGTACGTGGCGAAATTGTAAAGCCATTGTGGTCTTGAACCGATCCAAACACAAAGGTTCTTATGAGTGCTTTTCTGTTCGATGCTCTTCTGGTATTTATACTGATCGATGCTACCAAAGATTTCAAGGAAGCCTACAGAATCTACACCATATTTGTCCCAGAGTTGCTCTTGCGCCTTAACTTGAATGGTTGAAACGATAAGAAGTACTAAAAATAACTTTTTCATGCAACTAGCGATTTTTTGCCAAAATATAATTGATATTTCCGATTCTTGATGTGATTTTTTTTCCGAACGATGGTTTTATTTTCCAGAAGCACTGTTCAGATATCCTTTATACACCTGCTCAAATTGTGTTACGATGATGGTCAGTTCCCTACTGTTATAGTCATCTAACATCTTCTTAATATGGCCTCTGGTGAGACACCAATTATTAACGTGTGTTATATCGACCTTTGATGTATTCGGAATCCGCCAACCCATCTCATGGGCTAAACTTAGAATCTTGTTGCGCATTTTGTCAGCAGCTTTCGTTTCAGGTTCTTGAGCCTTTAAGTGTCCAATCAAGGCAGCGGCTTCCGATTTCATCATCTTACTAACTCCGGTTGCCCGGCCACCGGTAAAGTGACTTACTATACTTCCCTTTTCCTCTCTTAGTCCGGCCTTACCCAGCAAGGTATAAATGGTGGTTACTTGAGATGAGCTAATTAGTTCCATTGAGATTTGCTTTAAGATTTTGCAATAAAGTAAGGTTGCTTTCGATAGCCTTACACATCCTTATTATGTGACTGCTTTCTGCTAACGGATGAATAAGGTCTTCATGCCAAGTACGTATACCTTGCATATAGGCAATTTGAAAATCTATATTCTGTGGATCGTCTTCCGCATGAGTTGACTTTTCAGGTATATCCTTTTGAATGGCCTTTATTTGTCGAATATGGTTGTCGACATTTACCTCAAGCTGCTTGCTCATGAACAATATTTGGTTTGCGTTGTTATAGTCTCCTCTTGCCATTAGCTCAAGATGACGTTCCTGAGCGGCACGCATCTTTTCAACTGCGATAACAAATTCAGTGTAGTTTATGTGAGTTTTGTTTTCCATGATTTTACTTTTTTTACTTCCATTGATTTTGCCAATATTTATTTCGAAGGTAGGTATCCGGATCAGCTTTACTTTTCCATGTGTTCAAGCGTAGGTGTCGTCCATAAGCTACAAGACCATAGTAAGCTTTTACCTTTTCACCTTCACTTAACTTTGACCAGAGTTTCAGACATCTTTCACGATTATGCTTCTGATTGTATTCATCCCAGAATTGTTCAAACTCAACACGAAACCCTTCCCGAATTACGGTCAATTCACTTTTACCGAAATTGGATTTAAAGGTTTCATCTGAATAGTATGTAGGTACATTCTTTTTAAAGTATTCTATCTGAATGTCCGTTAGATCGCAGTGGAGAAAATCGATATACAACAACCGGCTGTCAGGCCCGTACAATAGTTGAATCTCTCCGGTAAACTTGGAAGATGTAACTATATATCTGTTCATATTTCATCAAGCTTGTGTGCGTGCCCCGTGGGCACGTTAAGTATATTAATAATCGATTCCCTGTAATACTGTTTCGCTTTCTCGGTATACATCGGGTTCTCCCAAAACCAATTGTTTGGATTCTGCCAGAACTTTACTCTCATGTATGGGTGTCGTTTCGGTTTGCTCATTTTTCTTTTTCTTTTTATTTTTTTTCTCATTATCAAGTTCGCTCTCAATAACCCTCTTATACTTACTTTTCCAATATCGCTTTGCACCTTCCTCCCAAATCACATACGGCTTGTTGCCGCCATACCTACTTATAGGGAAGGCTATATATCCTTCTATTCTAATTTTTAGACCCACATCGTACCTGATTCTATCGGCCGTTTTGCCGTCTGGAAGTTTACCACTTGCGTGGCTTAGGAAGATGAACGTTTTGTTCTTGAACATCTGTTTTAGCCTTTTATACTGGGCATAAGTAATATCCCAGTACTGAACACTGTCGATAACTATAAAGCGAGGCGACTTTTTTTTCTTCAGCTTTAGTATTAGTTCATCGTAGGTCATTTCATGGTCTGCAAAAGCAATCCGTCCACCGTGTTCCTCTTCATTAAGTTGGCGCAAGGCTGTTATTTGCGTGGTGGCCTCGAAGCCTTCTTCGAGAGCTAGATATAGTACATTTCCGTAGGGCATAATGGCTTTGAGAAATTGCATCATGAAATTGCTCTTTCCATTTCCACTCATGCCCCAAACAATCATTGTAAAGTTGTTGACAAGCTTTCCAAAACTTCTCTCTATTTCTTCCGGTAAGCCTTCGAGGAAAGTATATTTCTTTTGAAGCAGTTGTTTTAAGCCAAGTACTTTAGCCATGCTCCACCTCCTGTAGTGACTCAATTGTAGGAATTTCACACTCCCATATTGACAGCTTGCCTCTTGCCCACAATGGAGATTTAAACTGCACTGGATTTTCAAGTTTCCATCCCCACCGTCCTTCAGCGTAATCGCCAAAAGCAATCTCCAATTCACCAACCTTTCCTGCTTTCTTTAGTTGCTCAAGCAAAACCACTGTAGGAATACAATCAACCAGTTGGACTTTGCCGATAATAAAACCGGTCTTTAGCATGTAGGGACTATATATATAATCCTTGAAGGGTTCTAGCAAACATCTATCAATTGCGGGAGGCTCGAACGTGCTACTTGAATGTATAAATAGCTCACCTCTGTAGAGAGTTTTGAAGGGCCTTGTTTCATACTTCTTGTCACCTTGAACAATTAGTTGCGCATGTGGTTGTCGCACTGTTATCACTTTTGCCATGTGCTATAGTTTATTTGAAGTGTAATTGATTAGTTTAATTGTGATCAAGCTTTGCTCAATGGCGCGTAGCGTTTCGGTTGCATCCGGGTAAAGCATCACAACGCAGCCTTGCTCACATAGCCCACGCGCACCATTTATGAATTGTATCTGCACATTTATATCTAGGGGTGGATTGATCAAATCCGCCTTAACTTGTTGATTAAGTGTCATTTGAGTGTTATTGAATGTAATCGAATAGGGGTAAAAGCCCCCCGCTTATTCAGTACTTTTAGGTACAAATACTGCCTTGTAACTGGCTTTATCAGGAATCAAGCCGTTACCATATTCCTAGTGTTTTTTGCATCCTGATGAAGTTATATAGGGTGTATTTAGTGCAAGCCGGAGAGTATATTTTCAGATATACTTTCCTTCTTTGGCTCAATAAAGAAGGTTTCCTTCTGTTCTACTTCAAAGCCGCATTGTTCGAATAATGAGTTGAGCTTTGGTCGTTTGCTTTCATCAATCATTAGGATAGGATCGTTCTCTTCGTACTCGAAAAGCTTTGTAAGAACAACTTCACGATCGCTCAAGAGCTTCTCTTTATCTATCTCCTCTTTTGGTCTTATATAGTCAGCAGAGATTTGCTCCTTCACCAACTTCTTGCAGGCTTCCCATGTAAAACCCTTGAGCGTTTTAAGTGCAGGTTGGCCCAACCGGAAACCGATTTTACCATGTGTTAACTCTACGCTTCTTTTGTCGCCCAACACTTCCGGGTTAAGCTTTAAATAGGCCTCCAACATCCTTGCATTCTCGCTAATGATCTCAACATTGGCCGTTATAGTATCCTGATATCTTTCGCGTATCTTGATGATTTCTTCTTCCATTTCCGCTATCATCTTTTCGTTTTCTGCATCAGCTTTTGCAAGGGCTGCAAATGCTTGCTCAGCTTGTTCCCGTGATATACTTTTGTATACGGTCACTTTGATTCTTGATTTTGTCATCTTTGATTTGGTTTAAATAATTTTGTTTCAATTGTTACGATGGCCTTCGAAATGCTATCCTTTACAAAAAGGAGATCATCAACACGCCTTAACGCAATCACTATAGTGCTGTGATCCCGCTGCAAAATTTTAGCGATGTGGGTTACGGTATATTTAAAGTATTTGCGAAATAAAAATGCAGCAGTAAATCGGGCTGACACCAACTTCTTTTCTCGATTATAACTCAACAGTTCTTCCAATGTGCATTCAAACTCATCACAAACGTTTTGCAATAGATCGCTTTCCGTTACCGCTTTGCGTTTGATTCGTTTATTGTTTACATCCCACCGGTAATTCATTCGTGCTGTTCTTTAATGATTCCTTCTGCCATCTCAGTATAGCTTTCATGAAGTACCACTGTGTTAGGATGAATTTCTTTTACAAGTTTTTCACCATTGTGATAATCCTTGTATAACTCACGTCTCATGTCGAGTTCCCGCACATGCACACTTTTAGTTATGGACATAAATTCTTTATCTCTGTTTTTCCAATGGTTGCGCCACCATACCCAGAATAATTTTGATCGGCTCAATAAGTCTATGCTCTTTGCATTCCCGCCCAGGTATGCTTCGAGGTACAGCATTCCACTTTCAAATTGGCAGGTGCTGTACTCCAAATCGCTCCAAAACAGCCACTGCATTACAGCCGTTTTAAGAGGGGGTTCGTCTTTAAAACCGCTTTCTATATTGCTTGAAGTCACTTTTCTCATTTTGAGCGTTTTTAAGTGTTTATTGAGCGGCTTCCTTTTTGCGTCTCACCCGGTGTTTGTGGATTGCACGTTCAACCCTGCGTAAGTCACCTTCGTACTCATTATATATATGAGCAATCGCCTGCTGATCGCTCAACCCGTTCGCTTCACAGATTGCCTCAACCTCTTTTTTGTCTGTACCTCTGAGCTGAATGAACTTGCGACCGATGCGGCTATAGATTTCGGAATAGCCCTTTTTGTTGAGCTTCTTGCCTCGCAATATTCGTTTCTGTAAATGGTCTGTTGCCAGAAGGACAATACCGCACTTACCACGCAATTGATTGTAAAGTGTAATAAAGAAGTACAGAGATGGATCAGGAAGTTTGTCAACCTCATCAATAATGATAAGGGGTGTCTCTTGCTTAATCAGAGTATCCACGATGTAATCCATCATTTCTGCCACGTTGTATCCAGTGTTGTCCTTACCCATCTGTTCAAGCAGCTTTTGAAGGAATACCCTCTTATTAAAGTATTCTGCACATACTACGTGGTATACATTGTTCTTCTTTGCTTTGTACCACTCAGATGTAAAAGTCTTACCACTGCCAGCAGAAGCGATTACACAGAATACATTACTATATTCTTGCGCGTCATCAAAAAAATGAACAAGTGTATTGAAGTCATGTGTTTGAGTCATCCGCCAAGTACCTTTGTTAGTAAATCCAAGTTGCTTACCAACGTTCCGCCACATCTCATCGCTGATACTTTCCCATCGCCCTGTGCGGATGTTGATTACCGTTGCTTCGCTAACGCCCTTTAATGTGCTAACTGCTTTGGCTTGACTACTGTGCTTCTCAATGAATTGCTTGAGCAATAATTGGATTTCCTTTTTCTGTGAATCGTTCATAATTTTGTACCGTTTCGTTTTTCGTTTTTCGTTATTTGTTTATTAATGGCCCTTGATCTGTTACAGCAGTCAAGGGTTTATCTTTCTACATTTGATCGTAGATGTCGAATGATTCGTTGCTGCTTCCCGGATTCAGGTATCGTTGTTCGGCAGCTTGTTTGATCTCCTTAACCATCACATTAGCTTGCAGTAAGGTTTCTGCATCGATGCCTTTGAGCACCTCTTTTCTTTTTATACTACGCTTTGCTATATATTCAACATCGTTTTGCTTTTCGCTGAGTATATAATTGAGATATGTACGGCTATCGGCACTGCCATCCTCCAACGCCCTACTATTTAATCTGGCATCATAAGCCATTAGTCGTACCTTTTGATGATCAGTAACTAGCACACGGCTCATATCAAAGGGGTCGTAGTAGATACTCACTTTCTTACCTATATATTCAAGTAAGCTTGGAGCATCTATGTCATAGCTATACCGCACATTGTTTATTTGTGGTTCTACACCCCGGTTGGATATGGTAATTCCTTGTCCGTTATTATTGTGTTCAATTCCAAACTTGAGCAGGAATTGTTCATCGGAGATCATTCGTTTATTTTCAGGGCTTATTGCATTGAAAGCTTGCAACCACTCTGTGTGCTTTGATTGTCCATCCTTTTGTGGCATGTGGCGCAAGCGATGGAAGAAATTTTCCAGTTGTTTAATAGCTTCATCACCAATTAGCGGCCTTTCTTTTTTGTTCAGTTCAAGGGCCTCAGTATTTACACCTCTATACTTAGCGGTCATGTTGTTACCGGTGTAGTTGTTAGCACCGATCTTTAAACAACGCTTCCAGTGAGGGCTACCAAAAAAGTTTTCAATATAGCCTCGGTGTTTAGAGCCAACGGGAGTCGGGAAGTAATTTCCAATTTGACTATAGAATGGTTGGAGAGTTTTAAGTCCCCACCGATCAGTTTTTGTTTCATGAGGCAAATACCACGCACCTGTTATCGAGCGAATGTGGTACATCGCACTTACATAGGCAGCACGAACTAACTCGGTACTCAAATTTTGAGCATAAGCATAACCGAGAACGTAATCATTGAAACTGTCAATAACAACTATCGCTTTGTACTTGTTATAATATTTACCGCTATCATCCTCAGCATCCGGATTAAGAAATAACAAGTCAATATGGTTGTCATCACTCTCAATCATATATAAAGGAGCAGTAGGTCGGAAGCCTTTTACTTGTCTTAAGTACCTTTCGTTTAGAGCCGCGTTGCCCTCTCTCGACATGATGATCAAGTGATCGTTCTTGCGTCTATGAACACCTACAGTTGCCGGATCAATCGGCTTATAGCTGTTCTTGATCGCCCAAGTATTATACTGCTGCGCGATAAATACATCATCGTACTGGTTTGGATGTGCGAGCATTTCAAGAAGCGTGCTTTCGCTCAACTCATCGTTAACCTTTGCCGCTAACTTGTTACCGAACCGCCAATCGATTAAGCATGAGTATCCTTTTTCTTCATACTCGTTTCGCTTCTGCAAAAGCCTGCGGTAGCTTGAAGGTAAATCAACCTTATCGCTCTTTATGATCTCAATTGCATTCACATAGAATTGCTCTATGGTAAGATTGAGTAGCTTCTTTAGCGCCTTCTTATCGTTGGTCACTGCTTTAAACATATTGAGCCAGCTTGCAGCAGTGGTATATTTTTTTACATGGTCTATTGGAAGAGACTTGTTACTATCGTATCGATATGCCAAGTAAAATTCTTCTGCTTTGTCATCCCACTTTACCAAGTTGCGTATAGGCATCTTCGCCATATACTCATAAGGATTTCCGTAGCGTACTTGAATTTTCTTTTTATACTCATCTTTTAGTTTTTCAAATTCAATCAACACTTTCCTGCCATCGTTAGGATCATCGATAAATGACCACGAAGGTGATTTACGGAGTTTGGCGTTCTTCAAAGTATTTTCACTTAGACCGCACTCAATTGCTTCTCGCCACTCTATATATAGAGTATTATTTATTACTCTCATCGTACAAATGCAGTTATAATGAATATTGTTATGGCGGCTACAACACATAGGGCCAACCATCCGACTATTGCCGTGATCAACTGTCTTTCTTTCATCCGAGTAAATGTTTATGTAAGGCAGATTTGATAGCGATCATTTCAAGACTTTCATCAGTTCTTAAAAACCAGATGAGTGATATTGCTTCCGACCGGGTAAATGAAAACTTCTGCTGAGCAAAGAAGAAGTTACTATGGTGACGAACTACCAGCGATGTGATGACACTAAGATGTAGTTGTTCAAATACATCGGCACCATTATCCAATTTACTGTATCTGGCTTTGGTAGTTTCAGACCCTATAAAGTCTGCTAGTTTCCAATAAAGACTTGTCCTTAGGTCAGCACATATTGAAATGCTGATCTTTCCACTTTTCAAACGCTTAGCCTCTACCATATTTAGCAGGGTTAGGTTTAATAGGTACCAAAGTCTTCAAATGCTCGATCAATGCATTTTTACCAACCTGATAATCTACAAGTGTGGCCATGATGTCCTCGTTTTCGCGCTCACCGGCTCCGACCTTCCGAACATAGTCGGCTGTGACATGATGTATTTCAGCAACCACCGAGGCGGAATCGTCCCGCTGTTTGCCCGATCTCATAGTTTTATCCTTCACTTTAATTACCTTTATTTTGTCGTGTTTAACGATACAACAAAGATATATCAGCAAAATCGATATTATCAATAAAATCGATAATTAAAATTTTTATGAGTTCAAGCCTCTTCGGGAAAAATTTAAAGTACCTACGGAAAGAAAAGAAGATAAGTCAGGGGAACATCGCGGAATTGGTAGGGAAAAAGCAGAATACAATAACTACTTGGGAGTCGGGAAAATTTGAACCTGACTTCGAGTCATTAAGAAAAATAATCGATTTTCTCGATGTTCCATTGGAAAATATGCTCTATACAGATTTAGAGGATGCACACCTTTCGAGAACATCAGAGATTGATAGGAAACGACAAGATAGCACACCTAAACGCACACCTAATAGCACACCCAACGATCAAAATGATCCCTTTTTGATCTACAAAGACGCACCTAAAGAAGTACTCATAAATACTATCATTGACCTCAAACGAAACATCGCCGCACTAGAAAGGGTGGGTAAGGTAACTGACATGCTAATGAACGAGTTGCGGGATCAGTTGGCAGAGTACAAACAGAAAAATGTGGAGAAACATCCATAGTAAAAATGTACTAATTCCATAGTACATTTTTACTATGCGACAGCATCAAACTTATGTTTAAACACATTTTTGTAGCATATTTCCAACGGTTTTTTTGTAGACGAAATCGTATTTTTTTGCTGCTAACAATTGTTTAGTTAACCTGTGTAAAAACACACATAGTAAAAAATTATGCCTAAACTGCCATTTCATTATCTGGGGGACATGAAGTACATAAGGGAAGAGCAGGACAACAAGGACAAAATATTGAAAGCTTTTGAAGACGTGTTGGGATTGGTTGGATTAGACAATAATACATTTGGGGTTTATCTGATTGAGAAAACAGACGAAGATCGCAACATCCACCATGTTAAACAGGACATCGTGGAAAAAGAGGAATATCTTGACAGAAAACATATTCTACATGCTGTCGAGTATCTTGCGCTTTTATTAACTAAACAAAGATAGTATGGCTTGGGAAAAAAAAGCAGGCAAGGTAATTACAAAGCAAAAAGCGACCGACATGATCGAACGCTATCAGAAGGAACATAAGGATGCGACAAGATCGGTGTACTATGATGTTGACATTCTACGCCAACTGATTGATACAAAGGGTGCAGCAGGTGTAAGCATTTTCTTTGCAAAGAATGATGAAGGCCGGAATACCGTTGTCCTATACCCGGTGGATGCTAATGGCAAGATTATTTATGAAAACGAATCGACAGCCTTGAAAACGGCCTCAACCGATTCGTTAGAGGCTGCAAGCAATACTACCACCGGTACAGGCGTAAATGTGGGTTCTCCGTGCCCCCCTTATTGCCCCGTACCCTAAATTAGGCCGATGGCATTAATCATTTTACTTCTTTCGACTATCATAGTGCCTGTAGTAACGGGTACTATGATTTTCAACAAGTTGCCTTTATTTGGAAAGTACATAGTTGCATTTTTTTACGCCAATCTTTTGTCCGATGCTGTCTCACTGGTTCTTGGCAAACTATATGGTAACAACATGATCGTGTACTATTTCTTTGCTTCAGGTGCCTCAATACTCATAGGCTTGGTGTATCGCCAGATTTTGCAGAAGAATACCTTTTATCTGTTCTTGATGGTTCCGGTCATTGCGGTAATTGAAGCATTTATATCGGGTACAGGGAATTTTAACAGCTATTCCTTTACCGCGTTTAATCTTTTGTGTTTACATGCAACCCTTATTGCATTTTATAAGATAGCTATTGGTGAATTGCGCTCCGGTATATTCGTATTTAATGGTATCCTTTTCTTTTATGCCATCAGTTCAACAGTGTTCTTCTTTACGGCCAAGTACTTACAACAAACGGACGTTCAATTGATGATGAAACTATTCGGGGTTCATTCGTATATTAATTCCGTTACAAACCTAGCATTCGCCTTTTCTGTATGGACATTGTACAAATCGTATTCATCAGCTCGATAGTGTTCCCACTGGTGGCTACAATCGCAATAATGTATTGGGTATGGGCATCTGTTAGACGTGTTAAGCAAAAAGATGTTGAAATTAAGCTAATTGAAATTGAGAAGCTTCAAATAACAAACGAGTATAAGAAGTTAGAAGAGAAGAAAGCTAAAGATGCTCGGTTAATCGAAAAGCTTGAGCGTGTAGTTGACAGTCAAGATAGAATTATCGAGTTATACAGGGAAGCAGACCGCCCCTAGAATGGAAGCAAAATGGAAGCAGATTGAACGTTTCGTTTTTTCCGGCCTTCCGACCATCCCGCCTTAAAAACCGCGTTTCCGCTTTGAATTGTGCGAAAAATGCACTTTTTATTCTATACTCTAAATGTATCATTTGGTTTTAACCCCCTTATGATAGCGATTACCCGGGTGTATTG